GTAGTCTCCAGTTCGTATATTAAGTGACCGATTACATCGGTGTTGAATTCAGCTAGGGTTCCACCTAGAATTAATTGTTCCCGAGAAAGAGTCGTGTCCACTAAAACCTCCACTACATCGCCATCATATTTTTGAACTTTAAATAATATTGAATTAGCATCAATTTCTGTGTGCTCATACTCTGTAATAGTTGGGTAAAGTTTATACATGCTATACCTCCACTAAATAAATTGTGTTAGCCACAGGAGTCGCTGGAACTTCAGCAACAACCGAAATTGTGTAGCCGTTCAGTGTTCCGGCTGAAATACCCAAGGCATCAATTTCAGACTTAGTTGGGGTTGGCTCAGGCACCATGCCTGTATTGTTCACTTCTATAGACATAAGGGTCTCCTAGACGTGCATAGCGGCTAGAACTTCTAGGCCACTTGTATTAGTTACCACGACTCGAAACTCTGGAGACATGACTACTTCCTGTTGCGCATCGGCGTCTGACACAGTGAGTACATCTATCCAGTTGAAGTCGGAGCTGATTCTTGCTTGCAACTTGACGGTATCGCCACTGTTGCAGTTAGTTTGGAAAATTCCTGTACGGTTCCCTCGGGTCTCGAACTGAGTCACATCAGAGTCATAGGACACTGTGAGGCTTGGAGCCGTGAATAGTTTTAGTGCGTATGACATAAAATATTCCTTAGTTTATTTTAATTAATAAGAGGCCGACCCCGAAGGGCCGACCAATTTTGAGCGTCTAAAATTAAGCTGCGATTGCAACTACCTTCAGAGCTTCGGTGTTCAATAACATTGAGCCAACACGCTTGCGAGTGTAGAAGCTGATAGCACCATGAGCGCTGTATGGGTCGCGAAGCATAGAAACGCCAACACGGTCCACAACCTGATAGCCAGCAGCGAAGTCGCCAAACACGATGGGCATGTTGCCAGCACCGATCTCGGCCATGTCTTCGTTGATCACAATTTCATATCCGAAAATGCGACCAGCGGCTGCAACAGTGATGTCGCGCTGCAGGAAGTATTCGCCGTCGGTGGTCTTTAGATCGACCAATACGTTGTGAGTAGCGCGGCTCATCATCCACTTGGCGTTGCCAAGATAGCCAGTTTTGGTGTTCAAAACTACTGAGCGCAGCAAGTTGATAACAGCGTCAGAAGTAGCACCCAAAGAGGTCGCTTGACCTGATTTGATAACCTGATACTTACCAAAAGCACGAGTTGCATCGCCTGCGATGTATGCAGCAGTAGTGTCCAAACCATTCAAAATTCCGACAGGCTTGTTTGTGCCGTTGCCATTCAAGAATGCGCTGTTTTCTTGCTCAGAGAATTCACGAGCAACCTCACCAGCCAACCATGCTTCAACGTTGAAAAATGAGTCTTCTAGAACGTGCTGATAGGCTTTCGGGGAAGCGTACACTTCACCAAAGACCGCTGAGATCTTGGCAAGCTCCGGACTGCCAGTGTTCGGACGTGCTGCAGTCTCACCAACCCAACCCGAAGCAGAACCACCAAGAGAAACCAGCTGGCTGTAATCAGTTGTTGAAGTAGAGATGCCACCAACTAGCTGACGAATCGGGCTTGACTCGTGCTGCAGCTCGATGATGTTGCGGCTAACTTCGATAGGTAGTGCGTACCCGCCTTGTGCGTCTACAGAGATTTGTACGTCAGCAGCTTTAGCGCGAAGTCCTTCTACGCCTTTACGGGCAAATGTTGAAAGCATGTCTTTGCTGTCCATTGTGTTAGATTCCTTAATAGATTGAGTTGAAAGATCGGGGCGAGCAGCTTTAGCTTCTAACGCTTCCATCTTTTCATTTAGATTTTTAATTTGAGCGTCGGTGTCAGCTTTTACAGCTTCAACAGCGTCAACAGTAGCTTTAGTTTCGATAAGCGCATCTGTGTGCGCAGCAGACACTTCGAGTGCGTCAGCAACAGCTTTCAAAGTCACTTCTTCGTCCTGCTTTTCAACAATAACATCAGTCATATTTTTTACCATTCAGTATGTTAAGCATTCGCTTCAACTCGGCTTGAGTTTCAACTTGTGCAATATTTGAGTCGTCTTCTGGAGCATCTCGCTCAGCGTCCATCCCCTGAAAGCCTTTAGCCAGAATGGCTTTGGCATCTTTTCGAGATACGCCTGCATCACGCAGGGTTTTCTCTAGGGATCGAATGTCGTGATCAGACTTCACAGCCGTCACAACAGACTCTTCGTTGGCCGGTATTGCTACCAGAGATATTTCATGAAGGTCTATTTCATGAAGTAAATTTGCGCCGGTTTTACGGTCGTATTCTTCTTCAACTATTCGATAGCCAATTGACATTGCATCGAGAGCGCCATCTTTTAATAATGCATAAGCCTCATCTGCGTCCCGCACCCCCTTAGTCAGACGGCCTTCAACATAGAGACCTTTTGCGTCTTCATACATTGCCGTCCATACGCCAATTGGTCGCGTGGTGTCGTGGTGCGCAAGCATCTTGACCTTGGTTCCTGCTTCAGCATGCTTTGCAATAGACTTTTGAAATGCACCAAGCTGCGTAATGTCACCAGCCCGATCTTTATGGTTAAACGTGTTGGCGTACCCAGAGAACTTGCGCTCGTCTGTGCCATCCACAGCAAAAGTTTTATGATCAAATGCTAGGATCATTTTCTTATTCGTCATCAGGTTTTTCCTGTGGTGGTTTATCTGGCTCGTCGCCAAACTGCAAATTGTTTGACTGCGTGACAAACTCGTCTCCGCCCTCTCGGGGGTTGTAACCAAGTTCTTGGCGGGCTTCGTTAGGATTCATGACTCCAGCAGCAATTAGTGTGTTGTATGTTTCAACTCGTGTGGCCATATCGGTTCGCAGGAGGTTGGAAACATCAAACTTGAAGTGCTGAGTGTTAACATTGAGCAATGCCTTATTGAGTCGTGCTTCAATCTGCATAATGTAGGGCAACATGGTTGCTTTATAAAAAGCTAAATCCTGGTGCTCAATATTTGAGAAGGTTGCACGATCTAGGTCCCCTATCATGTGAGGAGGCACACGGTACATTGCACAAATTTCTGATCGGGTATACTTCCGCGCATCAAGCAGCTGTACATCGTTAGGCGATAGGGATATTGGCTGAAACTTTAAGCCCTGCTCAAGAATAGCAACCTTGTGACTGTTTGCTACGCCCTGGTGGCCAGCGTTCCATGACGCTTTAATGTTTTCAAAAGAGTCATCATCCAATATGCCATCGGTATGCAAAATGCCGCGAGGTGTTGCATCGTTTGTGAAAACGTTAGCAGCATAATCTCGCGCATCCATACCTGCACCGATTGAATTGGCGTTGTATGTGATTGGTGAAATGCCCGTAAGGCCATCTAGTGACATCCCACGAACGTGGAATATTTCGTTAGGCCCTAAGACATCTTCTTTGCCGTTATCAAACGTAATCTTGTACAGGATGTTGTATTGTTGATCTTGTAGTACCGTTACGTTTTCAGACTTAAGCGGTAGGATCTCAACAACCTTGCCCGACGACGTACGATTGACGTATCCGTAAAAGTTACCGTTAAGGCACAGGTTGACCATCATATACGCAAAGAATTCTGCGCCTGTTTGATACTCGTTTGGGTTATTTCGAATAAGATCATGCAGCGGCGCTGCTTTGTGCATTTCCGTGCCAGCGGTTGTTTCGCGATACAAATGACAAGGTAGTGTGGCCATCGTATCGGACAAAACCTTGATGCAGCTGTATACGGTATTCATCCGCATTGCTTGCTCTGTAGTGACAGCCTTTGTGGCTGAGGTGTAACTTGAGAAAAAGTCAGACAGCGCAGAGCTATTAAAAGGCAGGCTAATTGGTGCCGCTTTCTCTTGAGAACGGCCCCAGTTAAATAAAGCCATAGTGGCCTCCTGAGTGTGAGATTAAAGTTGGCGCAATCCGCGCTTGCTATAGACATTTGAGATGAGGCCGCCATTTACTTTTAGTCGGCCAAGGGCCATTACTAAGGCGATAATTCCATCGATTTTATTAGACTTGCCAGTTTTCTTAATTTTGATATTGTCATTCGGGTCTATGTAGAGCTCGCAATTGGACAACATCCAGGACAGCACAGGGTCGCGGCCATGACAAAGCAGCTTTGCTTTTACAGCTTTCTCAAGCTCCTTTGAGGGGTCCGACATTGCCATAATTCCCTGTGAAAACTTCACCATTGGAGCCCCTTTATCAACCAAGCTGGCTGAAAGCTGCGTGGCTCCATAAGCGTCATACGCAATTTCGCGCACATTAAATTTGCCCATACAATCCAGCACGTCTTCTTCAATATATGACAAATCTGTAATGTTGCCTTCGGTAGCAATAATAAAGCCGGCTTTAAGCCACTCCCGATACTTGACACCTATAAAGCCACTGGTACTTGTGACGGTGTCCTCCGGCAAATAGTGTTTTAGGTATGGATACAGCTTGCCATCTTCGACAAACAAAATAGCTATTGATGCAAAGTCAGATACCGAGGCCAGATCAAGCCCGATGTAACAGGGTTGGCCGGCAAAGTGTTCAATAGGTGGCCTTTCGCCCGCTGAGTTGTCCCAATCCTGGGAACTAATCCAGGCAGAGCTTGAGCTCATCCATTGATTGAGCCTTTTAGTACGAAAGTTAGTTTCAGCACTGGGTGACTCCATAGCCTGCTTTGCCATACGGTCAAGGTCATCAGGAAAGACGGATATGCCATAACCTGGGTTGGCTTTACGCCACACTGCAGGGTCACGCCAGTCGTCTTCTTCATCTATACCCCAAATTGCTGCAAAAAAAGTGTCATCATCTACATCTAAATGAGGATCGAGCACCTTGGTGCAATACTCACGAATTTCATAGCAAATGCCTTCGCGGTTGGTTCCCGCGGTAGTAATTGCAAATATAATTGGTTGGGCGCGTGCCCCAGAAGCGACGTTTAGCACGTCCCAGATCTCTGAGGTCTTATGCACGTGGAGCTCATCCACGACGCTAAAGCTAGGCGAACGCCCTTCTAGCGAACCAGCATCAGAAGATAGTGGCTCGAACTTACTACCCGATGCATCATGCAGCGTTGCAGATCTGTGGCACTTTAAGTGCTCCAAGAGCTGCGGCGACTTCTTAACCATGGCTTGCGCATCTCCAAATACGATGCGTGCTTGGTCCCGAGTAGTCGCGGCCGCATAAACTTCGGCTGCATTTTCAGAATCACCTATGAGTGCATACAATGTAAGGCCCGAGCAAAAAGTAGACTTGCCCGATTTACGTGGTACTTCAACATAGGCTGTCCGAAAACGTCTGTAGTTGTCTTTTCGACGCATCCAGCCATATAACTGGGAGACAATAAAGATCTGCCAGTCAGCTAATTCTAATGGAAGACCCGCTAGGGGGCCTTTTAGGTGTGACAAAAACCCAAAAAACTTGATGCAATGGTTAGCCGCGGCAGCATCATAATAATAAGTACTACCAGGGTCTTGGCTTTGTTCAAGATCGTTGAGTGCCCTTTGACAGGCTTGGATAAGTACGCGTGCTGCAGGCAATTGACCACTGACGACTTTCGTCGCATAGTCCCAGCCGACGGAATCGTTTTGCATTTGGGTCTCCTCAGACTTTGGGCTTACTTAGTAGGGCTTTGGCTTCTTTTTTGGCTTCTTAGCCTTTTCTTCGACGGCTACAGGCTTAGGCTTCTCAGCAGGGACTACATAACGGCGCGCAGTTTCACACCACTCATATTGAATTGGTTTTTTCATGATCGGATCACTTCCTTAAGATAAAGAAATCACACCCCAACCAACAAGAATGTTGGCCGTTATAAAACAGGCGGTGATTAGGTTAATGAGAACAACAATCGTGCGCATTACCGCTATGGCATCAGCCTCTCGATTGTTGGATGTTGCTTTTTCGCCCATGGCTAATGCCCAAAGACGCCAAACTCGCTTTAGCACTACTTGTTATCCAAAAATGCTGAAAATGAATCTACTTCAATTGGTTTGTTTGCGTCTACTTTGGTGCGTGCAGCTGCGGTTAGCCCATACTCAGTCATCATTTTAGTAATGTTGCTATAGGCGACATTCATTTGAGCCAGGGCGGGGTGGCTTTTCATATTCACATTGCCAGCACTGCCCTCAACCTCAACCAGTGTGCCCTCAGCTTGCACTATTGCGCGCAATCTTAGGTACATCGACAACTGGTCGGCTAACAGGGCAAAGCCCATGGCATCAACCCCCGTCCCGACTCCCATTGAGTAACAATGTGCCGCGATCTGGTCATATAAGACATCAGTGATGGGGTCATTTGAGGCCCAAGCGGGCTTGTCTGGAAGTCCTGCAGGTATACTCACCGAACTAGTCATCCTATCTTTGCGGAAAGTCCCCTCTAGTTTCTTAAGGGCTTCAGGTTTTCGTTTTCGTCCTGCCATTGGTGAGTCCTCCTCAGGAGTCATTAAAAACGTTTCATTAATTAAGCATTGCTCTTTTAATGAATCAAATTAGGTGGCCTTTTGTTTGCAGGGAGACAGTCTGCTAGCCGTGAGGAGGTCGGCTTTTGTCGCGAGAGGCCATACTCGCAAATACTAGTCAAATAAAACTGATAGGTCCGGTGGGATCCAGTCAGATGGCTTAGTGGCATCACCTTCAAGGCCTCGGCTGGGCTTCACGCCTCGCTTCTTGGCCATGTTGGCTTGGTGCACTATCTCGATAGCACGGTTAGCGTCAACACCCATGTGGTGCATACCGCCTAGCGCGAAATAAACGAGATCAACCAGAGCATCGACCGTCTCGGGTGCATCCTGGTTGCTTATTGCCTGTTTTAACTCATTCAACTCCTCTTCAATGAAGACCGGAAGGTGCGTCTTGACCTTGTCGGGTATTGACCTAGCGGGCTTCAATGGAAATGGATCGTTTAGTACTGTTTCATTGAATTCTTTTACTTTTGCAAATATATCCATGGTTCTGCATCCTCCTCAGGATTTTTGTTTCAATCTGTCAATTCGTGTCCGTCTTTAGGGTGCGCCCGTCCTGGGGCTGATTCTCAGCTATTTGGGGGCCCCCTGGGCTCATATGGGGAGCTTGGGGCCTCTCAGCTAACGAATATCAGGGCGTGTTATCGGGCGCGATACGGTGCGATTGTGGAGCCCGTGTGTGATAGGTTTGTGTGATTGTGTATAGGCATGGCATAGGCCACATCTATAGTAGTATCAGGGGCTTATCTCTGGCGATCCACACGCACACGTGCAGTCTTACTGTTGTGGCATGCGTGGCATAGCGCTTGCATGTTGCTCTGTACGTAGCCCAGCGCAGGGTTATCACGTATCTCTACAATATGATCCACCACATCACACGGCACAGCACGGCCCTTCTCACAGCAGTGTGCACACACAGGGTGGCGCTTACGGTAGGCTATGGATGTGGCACGCCAGCGGCGGGTCTTATAGAAGGCCTCCAAGTGGGCACGCTCAGCAGAGCCTCTATATGCTGTGCTGCGCTGTTGGGTGTGTGCTGCACAGCGTGAACTGCCATAGACTAGCTCGGCACACCCAGGATGGCTGCATGGGTTGGGAGCCGATCTAGGCACTACTGGTGCGCCTCCATATCGACTAGCATAGCTAGGCCTGCAGAAGCGTGAAATAAATGGGGCTTTCCTGATTCTTCATCTAGCAGCTCACCCTTCTGAAAGGCTAATAAATGCCGCTGAATTGCGGAATATAATCGATTGATGTAGTCAGGATCACCTTTGCCTTCAAGATAGTTCTTTTTCCCGTACTTCTTAGCACCAAAAGTCAAAACATCGGCAGTGCCTAAAATGTAGTCCGCACAAACTAAATCGATTGCAGGCTTTTCTGAATCGTATTTTTTGGCCTTGTTAGGGGTCAATGTCCACTCAGGCGGTTCTGGTGGTTGGTCACCGTAAGTCGACTGCTTGTTTATCAGGTTCCACATTTGTGGTGTTGCATCGTTGATTGACATAAGGCCTCCTCAGGTCTTTTTAGAAGTAAAAAAAACCCACACAAGAATGTATGGGCTTAAAGGATTTGTGCGGGTGCACTAGTTAACCAGTGACCCTTAGCGATTAAGATTAAGGCGTAGGGGAATCTTTTGGTGGGGATACAGAGCTCGCTCGATCTCTTGCCATTCGCCTAACTAGCCTGATAAGGCCTTTTCTCTCCATATAATGTAGCTTAATCGTTACACGGGGAGCTGTAGCCACTCCTCGCGCTCTGGATTGAACAGGCGTATGCGTTTGCCCTTGCTGTCGTAGTCGCCTTCACGGAGGATCCTGGCCATCCTGGCTTGCTCCAACCAGTTGTCTTGACCCTTTGCCCGGTACGCTTCTTTGACCGCTTCCCAGGCATCATCAAAATCAAACGCCTCATAATGATCACCCTGATCGTCCACCAGCACACGAAAGAATGGCTTGAGTAGTTTCTCAGCACCCTTTGGCCCGCAGCCTTTAAGGCCTTTGTAGCCATCTGTGGTGTCACCAATCAGCACTTGGTACAGCCAGAACTTATCAGCAGCTGCAAGTGAAGTGTATTGGGGCCACACCATTTCGTGCTGCCTCAAGTAATGGCATTCCGGTAACGTGTACATATCTTTGTCAATCGAGACAATCACGCTGTTCGGGATCTTCCTGTGCAGCATGTGAAAGACATCATCACCTTCAAGCCAGTTGATCGAGATGTGCTCAAACCTAGCTTCCAGCGCATCACGCAGCTCACCGTAGCAAACAGGCTTTGGTGTTGCTTTGCGATGCATCTTGTACTCAGGCATGACCAGCTTGCGCCAGTTGGTTGAGTTTTTGGGTGAATAGACCAGGATGACTTCTTCGCAGCCAGCATGTTCCATCTCCTTCTGGATCTGCTGTAGTGCGTCCTCAATTGCCCCAGAGATGTCTGTCCAGATAGTGTCACCGTAATCACGCTGGGCTGACGCAGCGGCTTGATAGTTGATCACGTCAGCATCTAGCAATGCTACTTTCTTCATGGGATCACCTTGTTGTCTTGTAGGTACACCAGGAAGGCATACATTGATTCTTGGCAGCGCTCGCGGTTATTAGCCGAGCACCATTCTTTGTAGCTCATTACTTTTTGCATTCCGTTTCCTTTAGACAGCCACATCCAAATTTGGACGGCTACTTTTTGCTAGGGACAGCCGCATCCAACTTTGGACTGGCACTCCAACTTTGGACGGCTACTTTTTGCTAGGGACAGCCGCATCCAACTTTGGACTGGCACTCCAACTTTGGACGGCTACTTTTTGCTAGGGACAGCCGCATCCAACTTTGGATTGGTGCTCCAACTTTGGACGGCTACTTTTTGCTAGGGACAGCCACATCCAACTTTGGATTGGTGCTCCAACTTTGGACGGCTACTTTTTGCTAGGGACAGCCGCATCCAACTTTGGATTGGTGCTCCAAATTTAGTGTGTTGCAGCCCAGGAGTCTCCTACGCCGTACTCGCCATCTAATCTGCACCGTAAGCCTAAGAATTCTCCGGCTTGCGTAATAGCATCTGCGTAGGCCTGACCAAGCACCTCAGCGATCTCGGGATCTGCCGACAGCTGAACTTCATCGTGGACCGTTGCGCAATAGTTCCAGCCAACAGGCATGTAGTCAGCATCGACCAGGCCTAGCTTTGGAAGAATGTGAAAGTGGAATTGGTTGGTGGCCTCTTTCATCACAACAGCACCCGCGCCTTGCAAAAGTGTATTGAGGGCTGAATGTTGGCCGTTTGTAGCAATCTTTCTGCCGTCTAAGCCCTTCAGCCACTTCTGCTGTTTGTCACGGCTCTGACAGACCTCAATCAGCTTATCCAGACCCGTAATACCTTTAAGCAGCGAGTTGCGAATCTTCTTGCCATTGGGCCGCGTGATTGCCATCGGTTTGAGCCCGTGGTTTTTAGCATCAGTTGCATGCACATCCGCGAGCTTTTCATCACCAGCGCCATATAAGAAGGCGTAGATCAACGTTTTCGCAGCATCACGGCTGCTTAAGCCTGCGAGCTTTTGGGTACGGGTGTGCGCGTCAGTGCCATCAGAAGCCTTACCAGAGATCACAGTTTTGGCGTATGCACCCCCATCCCATATCGCTAAATAGTGCGCAAGCATGCGCAGCTCGAGCCCGGAGGCATCACAGCCCACCAACTTCTGCCCGTGGTCTGGAACCCAAACCTCTCGCATGCGAATGTCTTTCTTATCTACCTGGCCCATATTGGGGTTGAAGTGGCTCATCCGATGGGTTCTGCACCCGACTGATTTCACCCGCCCATGCACCCGCCCGTTTTTCTCCAGCTTGAGCCAGGCGTTCTTGCCACCAGCCAACTGCGACAGCTGCTTCTCTACACGAAATAATCGCTTCAAGGGTTCGGCTTCAGGTACACGCAGGTTTGCCAGGACAGTCTCGTCGATCTGAGGCATGCCTCCTGGGGTGAACTTGGTTGGCTTCCAGGTTGGGTATTTGCTTGTCAGGCGTTGAACAATTTGCAGCCTAGAACCGGCGTTGAACACTTCGCATTTGATCTTGCTGTACGGAGCCCCCTTCGTGATCCCACGGGACTTGTTCTGGACCTTTGGATCAGCAACCTTGATGTTTGCCCAACGATGTTCGTTATGATCCCATGTGGCCCCGTCTGGTACATATCGGGGTGGGAACGTATCACCCATCCCACGATCGAGCAGCACAGCCTCCTCAGTCAGTACACTCTCAAGGTCCCGTGCTTTGTCCAGGTCGAGTCTAAACCCGTGGGCCTGTTGTAACGCAAGGGCCCAACACGTTTGATGCTCATTGATGATTGATGGCCTCCAGTCCACGTTGTTATGCACAAGGTCCCGCTTCATTTGTGTCTGGAGCTTGTTGTAGATATACATGTTGATTTCTACATCGCGCTCACAATACAGAAACATGTCTTTGAACTGTTCCGCGCGTGTTTTCCCGTCCTCTGGCTGCATGGTGAAGTTAGTGAAATCACCCTTATTAGTGCCTAACTCTTGGCCATACGCTTTGATGGCATGCGAGCGTCGCTCAGGCTCAATTAGAGCTGCTACAACGATCGAATCCCAAAGCTGCTCAAACCTCAGGGTGTTGGGGTAGAGCTTGTGTAGGGCCCAATAGTCAAACCCAATGAGGTTGTGCGCAACTACTCTGTCAGCTGCTGCCAGCCGATCGATACCTGTTTGCAATGATGGGTAGTCGTCATCGTAATCAGTATAGGTTTGAATGATGCCGGTCACTGGATCGCCAATGCCACACGACCATATGGTTGTCATGCTGTCGACAAATCCATCGGTTTCTAAATCAAAAATAAGGGTCTTCATGAGCTCCTCCTCTAAGGTCTCTCGTAAACAATAAAGCGGTAAGGTATTTTTTGAGGTTTGGCAGGCATGGTTAATTTTGTAGCCCGCCACTTGTTCTTGTTGAAGGGCGGAAAGAACGCGTCAGGGTCTTCCACCTTGGCCTGTACTTCGGTGAGATACAGTTTGCTGACGTACGGCAGCGCTTCGGTGTAGACCTGTTGACCGCCAATGATGATCACTTCTGGAACGCCTGACACAATTGCCAAAGCATGGTGCATGTTGCGAGCAACCAAGACACCAGGGTGGGTCCAGTCATCGTCACGGGTCAGCACGATATGAATGCGCCCGGGTAGCACCCGACCAATCGATTCAAATGTCTTGCGGCCCATCACAATCGGTTTGCCCATTGTTATTTGTTTGAAGTACTCGAGGTCTTCCGGTATATGCCAGGGCAAGTCGCCCTTCTTACCGATCACGTTGTCCTCATTAACTGCTGCAATCATTGATAGCTTCATTGTTGTCTCCAATAAAAAAGGGGCCTTGCGACCCCTGATGGTTTAACCTCCTATATCAACAAGCTCGCAGCTGTCCCCGCTGCATGCCATTGTTTGGCTGCTCACTGTTGTGTCCTCTTTCTCAAACTCGCTAAGCTTTGTCCAATCGATAGCCGTAGGCATATCAGCAAATGCTGCTTCGTATGCTTCCTGGTCGATTTCTTGGTAAGGGGCTTGCTTGTAGGTGTGATCTGAGTGTGGCAAGAATGAAACGCCTGAGACCTCATCAAAATGCTTGAAGACCCACGCACCAACCTCAAACCACTCATCTTGGCGAACCGTGATAGTTACACTTGGCTTATGCTCACACCAATGACGCTGGTACATCAGCCAAATTTCTAGCTGCTGAATAGCATTGATGTCGTCACGAGTTACTGCGCCCTTAGGTGCTTTTGTTGGAAAGCTAAAGACCGTCGTTGTGTTGCTTCGATAGACACAGGGCTCATTTGGTATGCCGCTCGTTTTAAGGAACTGCGTGAGAGGATCATTGTTATCACCGCGGACCGTTCTGGTGTAGTACTCAGAATGGCGTGTGTGGATCCCAGAAGCCGAGTCGACCAGTTGGGAAACCGTTCCCGAGGGCTTCACAGCTGTGATAGCTGTTGAGACAGCAACGCCTAAGTTTTCAGCCCAGATTGCATTAGTATCAACCGCAACCTGTTTAAGCCGCTCCAGGATCCCAGCAGCATCAGGGCCTGTAGAAACCTGATAGTTGTCCATAATGCCAGTCATCGATACACCAAGAAGCCTTTCCTCTTCCGTGTTTTGTTCCCATAGCTTTCTCAAGTAAGGGAACTTGGTGTAGGTTGATTGGATTGTGCCCAGGATAGATGCCACTCGAACCTTAGCCTCAAGCGATGCTTCGGTGTCATCCGATCGGATTACAACTTCGGTTAAATTACAGAACTGGTACGGGCGTAATATGATCTCACTGCACGGATTGGTGCCGAAGTCCCGGGCAGCATCTCGTCGGCCATTCTTAGCAGCCTGTTTCTGTGAAGCTACACGTGAAAAGATGCCACGCTCGCCAGACTTAGATTCAACCAGGGCAGACCATTCACGCAGGAACGTTTCAACATCAGGCTTCTCAGTGTAGGCCACTGAGTTGTTTGCTAGCCCGCGTTGTGGCTCCATGTCATACCAGTTACCAGACTTAGCATGTCGCATGCGATCGTCAGACAGGTTTGACAGGCTAATCATGGCTGAGCGTCGAACGCCACCCGCTACAACGACTTCACCAATCTTGCACATAATATCGTGGCACTGAAGTGAGGACAGGCGAGAACCTGCTGCTGCCTTGAAGGTTTCGCAGACAAACCCGAATAGTTCTTCGAGCGGTGCAGGCCCACTTGCGCGGCCACCAAAGGTTTTAAGTTTTGTGCCTGCTGCGCGCACCCGGGAGACATCCCAGGCGGGAACCTCACCAGCCCACAACAGCGACATCAATTGGCGTAAGGCCTTAGCCCAACCCTCTTTGCTATCACGTACCACAATCGTGGTCATGCTCGGGAATAACTCATCTGGTACTTCAGGCAGCTTCGATACATATTGCCGCTCAACAGAAAAGCCTACCCCTGTCCCGCATAACAATATAAACATTGCCTCGTCAAAGCTCTTTGGATCGTCACAAGGCAAGTAGGAACAATTGTAGGCACAGGTGTTGTCACGATCCATTGCAGGACCGGCTGACATCAGGGCGCGCATCGATGGCATAACCTTTAGCTCAATGATGTTTGTTTTTATCTCCTGGTACGTATCCGGGTCAACTTTCTGTCCGACCACATTTACCATGTAGCGATCTACTGTTTCCTCCCAAGTCTCGCGTCGGCTCTCTTTTGGGAGCCAACGTGCGTATCTGCTCAGGGCTATATATTTTTGGTATTCCGTCATTGTCTCGCTCATGTCTCTTTATCCTCAAATGTCTGTAATCGAGTCCCACGGCAACGTGCTTGCTGCTGTGGTTGGGGTGTGGTTTGGTTCTTGGTCGACAGGGTTCATCCGTCCGGTTTCAGTTGAATACTTAAGATGTCCTGCTGGCCCGACTTGCCCGAATGGGCGGTTTTTTAATAGCCTGAGTTTTGCGACATCAGAGTCGTCATCACTTTGTTGGTCTCGCTCAATACCAATAACAATATCGCTCAACTGTTCTAACGCTGCGCTGCCACGTAAATCGGTAAGGGAAATGGAAGCCCCCTCGTTGTAGCTTTTATCTTTTGAGCCCCGCTTGATGTGGCTGACAGCTATAACGCCCACGCCTGTGTTTTCAACCATCTGTCTCAGCTTGGTCATAAGCATGTCTAGGCTTTTGCGTTCGTCGTCAGTGCCACCTGATACCACCATCGAAACGTGGTCTAAAACTAGGAAGTCACATTCCAGCCCGACAGCCAGATACCTCATTTTTCCCAGTAGTTTCTCTATCTCGCAGCTACCAAACGAATCGTAGAATGCAGCTGACGCAACCACCTTCTTAAACGAGGCTTCCCATTGCTCCTGGGTCAAAATGGAACTCTCTTCCATCAAGTCACCTAGAGGCACGTTGTTATCCAGAGCAACCATTGCCTGGGCTGTTTTAGCCACAGACTCCTCAAGCATCACATAGCCAACTTTCTGGCCATGGTAAGTCGCAAGGTGGTAGCCCAGTTCACGGGTGAAAGATGATTTGCCTATGCCCGAACCTGCACAGACCATAACTAGCTCGCGCTTTCTCAATCCTCGGATCATCTTGTTGAGCTGTAGGTATGGAATGCAGCAGCCTTTCGGTGTAACGGCTTGAAGGTCGGCGATGTTTAAGTCACTGCCCAGTACAATTCCCTCAGGGCTATAAGACTTGGCGTTGTAGACGCTATTCTTAAGCTCTTTGACTAGCCCAGCCACCAACATCTCATTGGCATCTTTTAACGAGAGCTGCACGATCTTGGCTTTGCCAGGTGAAAGTAACTCAGAGCACTCTCTTGCTGCAGCCTGTCCGGGCTCATCAGAATCGAACATAAAACAGACCTCGTCGAAGCTATCAACGAACTCAAGGTTTCTGCGTATGGCCTTGGCAGCACCTGCAGCCCCATTCGGTAACGAGACTACTTCCCAGCTGGGTGCAACCGTTGCATAGCTAAGAGCATCGAGCTCGCCCTCGGTAATAACTAGCCGCTTCCCGCCACTCTTAAACTTGTGTTGGAAAATCAACCCGCCCAGCTTTAGATCGCCGATCACTCGGAAGTCTTTCCCCGGGAGCCTGATCTTCTGCGCGACCAGTCGGCCCTTGTCGTCATGGATTGGGGCTATGTGACAGAGTTGCCCCTGATAGTTCCCAACCATGTAGCCCATAGCCTTGCAAACAGTGGACTTGATTTGTCGCTTGACCAGGTCTTGATAAGTGCCTTGTAGAAACCCAGACCCCGAAGGCGCAACCAGGTCTAGTTTTGGTGCGGCGCTGCCCTGGTTGGCCCCTTTGTAAGCGGTACAAGCAAAGCAATATTGGTGGCCGTCGTCGTAGAGGCTATTCGCATCGGAAGACCCACAGGCTTCACAGTCGATATGCTCCACAAACTCACTTTCTTTTTGTTCCATTACAGCCTCCTCAGGTCTTAGTTGATTGGTGGCTCGGGGTTGGTCCATTCGTCACGCGCAGCAAACTCGGCGTTGCGCCACCGGGCAAACTCATCCAGGGGCACAACTTCATCGTTTCCCGCATCTTTCAGGTGCTGGCAAAAGTCGAGATAGTCCTCGACCAGGTCATTGGATTCGTGGGCAAGCTCCACAAGGCTTGTTTCTAGTATTTGCTTCATATTGATATTCCTAGCTGTATGGCTGGTTGGTGTTGGTAGTTGGTTATTTGGATATCCTCAGGCGTAACTTGTACAGTACGGGTATAATCGATAGTCACTGAACATGGCGGGCACAGCTCGCGCTCTGCAATAATCAGCGCCTGGTCCAAGTGGTTGTTGTAGATGTGCGTGTCACCCATTTGAAACGTGAGATCCCCGGCGACAAGCCCAACTTCAGCTGCAATTAGCTTAAGCAGCATTGCGTGCAGGAAGACATCACTGGGTAGACCAATACAAATGTCGACTGATCTCATTAAGCAAATCATGTCCAGGACACCATCAGACACAAACAACTGAAACGCATGGAAGCATGGGGGCAATGCCATTTCATCTAGCTCGTTAGGATTCCATGCTGAGACTAAATGTCTGCGTGAATATGGGTTCGACTTCAGGTTGTCAATGACATTGCGCAGCTGGTCACAATCTTGACCGTTAAACTCTCGCCACTGTGCACCGTAGATCGGCCCCAGGTTGTAGTCTGTGGGAGCATCTTCAATTGCAAAGCCGTCCCAGTAATTGCAGCCCCAAGATTTGAGCTCCTCAACCGAGGTTGCGCCTCTCACAAATGCGCACAGCTCTCCGATGACACCCTTCGTGTAGATCTTACGATTGGTAAACAATGGAAACTGATGGGCAACATCTTCAAAGACTAACTGCCGGCCAAAAACGGCGGTGGTTCCTGTGCCTGTCCTGTCCGGACGGCTGATGCCATTTTGTAAGACATCTAGTATGAGGGCTTGGTAGCCACTTTCGTTTTTGTACATGATTGACTCCTCAGTCGGGTTTGCGTGATTTAGCGTGGTGTTCAACAATGCTGCGTAGCTGCTCGTCGGTGAGATCCAGGTTGGTGTCTGCGGGTAGCGTTATGCCAATGACGTCTACGTCAGCCAACCATGCGCCGACTTTGGCCAAGGATGCGCCCGCACTAGCAAGACAAAATCCAAACAGAATCACGATGTAGCCCAGTAGCTTGCCTGGGGCCTTCGCGGTGATTAGCAAAAAGTTACGCATCAGCCTGTGCCTCCATCTTGATCCTGCGGTTGCAGTTCTTTGAATCTAAACAGTGATACCTTGCATATCGCTGACCTGATAGATCCTTCTTGAACTCAGTTATGATCTGAAGGCCTTTAGCACGTAACCGCACAATGTTTGAAGTTATGCTGCGAGTCTTGTAGATCGTTTGAGCCTCAACGCCTGTTATTGAGCCGACCTCTAAAAGGTGCCGAGTAAGCATTTCGTCTTGGCTTGTTTTTGGGGCGGGGTGTGTTATGGCCATATGATTGGTTCGCTTATATAAGGGGAATGACTGCTGCAATAACGGCCAGGGCAATAGACACACCTAACAAGGTGGCAAGTACTCGGCTGATTTTGGCAGCTTTGGGGTAGCGGTGGTTCACTTAGGTTTCCTGAAGTTCATAGAAATAAAGGTTGATGGCGGGTTGTTCTTCTTCCAAAGGGTCGGCGTAGCGTTTGACACACTGGCACGACACAACTTGAACGTCGTCGTGCCAAAAATTACCTGACTTTGTCATGCAGTCCATCGGACCCTTGGCGTAGTTATCAACGTCGCCTCTAGGATGTAGCAGTTTCCCTGTCTTAGGCTTTTCACAGACGATCTCAATGAAGATCACTACTGGGCCAAATATTGGAGGGAAAGAATCATAGGCATTCGCATACGGTTGACTGTGATTACGGAATTCCGTGTAAGGCTTTCCGTAGTAGACTCCCCACTTTGAGACTCGGGGCCTCGAAGCAGGGCGGGGTGTGACCGGGAGAACAAACAGACGAACATCATCTGACTGCTCTCTCATCTTTTCAACCGCGTCCGCTACTAATAGCCGAACGCCTTCTGTCACAAGTCGTCTATGTCAAGGGCAGAACCCTTAGCGACTGAGGGCGGCGTTGGGTCATCGGCCAGGCCTTCAGCCGAAAAGCCTTCATCGACACCAAATAGCGAAGCAGCATTTCCACCACCACCCCCACCATTATTTTTCGATATGAGCTTGACGATATCTAAATACAGCGAGACACCTTTTTGTGCGCCGTTGTAGCCTTTAGCAGCTGCAGCCACTCGGACCTCATCACCAGACATAATCACAACAGACTCAGGCAGCTCCAGGTTCTTGGCATCAACACAACCAGGTTTGCGGGTAGATTTAAACGTTGCATACATCTTGCCGGCAAACTGGTCCTTGTTGTTTGCATCACCATCTTTCAATGGGTTGTTAAAGCCAGCTGGCAGCTTATCGCCAAATTCACGTTCGGCAGCATCTTGGATTGTGGCTTTAAGCTGCTCAACAAACGGGTCATCCTTTAACCAAGCAACGGTGACTTTGTATTTGCCGTCCGAATACTCAGAGCCTTCATCAGGCTTATTGAGCCAAGCATAGTTGGCAACACCAGTTGAACTGGCAAAATTTACGTACAGGGATTTCTTAGCGGACATTGAGAATTCTCCTCATGGAATGTCATTAGGGTTGGGTTTTGGTTTGGGTTTGAGGTGTTAAGGTGTGGCTGAGTTAAGACTCGGTGACTTCTTCGACTGCTTTTTTGATAGAGGTTTGGTAGATGTCGATTAAGGCCTGTATTTCTTCAAGTAGCATCTGGTGCTCTTGAGCATCAATCTTCAAGCTGTTCATCCGTTCACACATTATTTTTGTGTGCTCAGACAAACCATCCTCCTCATACTCCACATCATCAATAATCAACATAGGTATAATCCTGGTTGGGTTGGTTTGGGTTTAGGTTAAGTAGCAATAGAATGCCCAGACAATCAGAGTCATAACTAACCAGTGCGTGTCCTCCTCACCTCTCATGATTTAAAGAACTCGACGCACCCATTAGGTCTAACTAGGTAGGTTCCTGTGTGGGGTTGGTTGAGTGATTCAACATAATCATCAATAGAGGTCAGACCGGTCAGACGGTCGACATTCAGATCAAGCGCCTCGAGGGCGAGATAAGGGTCATTGTTGTTGACGTGCATAAGCTGCTCCTGTTTGGATTGGTTTGGTTTGGTTGTGGGTATAGTCAGGTGTAGACGGAAAGGGTCTTCCATATAATGTAGCTTAAACGTTACATATCCCTTAGCCATCCTTAGCCCATGACTAGGTGCTATACAAAGGGTCTTTCATATAATGTAGCTTAATCGTTACATTTAATTGCTTTTGCTACAGGCACAAAAAAGCCCCAATTAAGGGGCTAAAGGAACGACTGAAAGAGCCTTGCTATAGAGTAAGCGCTAATTGAAAGGCCTCGGTGCGAGTCTTAACAGGCATACCCCACATAAGCTCCTCTGAAGCCATCCATTTGTTAACCACGTAACCACCATCTTCACAGACTTGGATTGAAATGTCGTTGTTTGAACGCAAAACGTACTGGTCGTCAGTTAGCGTTGGGTCGTCGGATGGCTCAAAAGCAAACAGTTGATTTATAGTTTTCATATTATTTAACTCCAAAGGGGTTAACTATGATTTGTTCAACATTATCTTCACGAATAATTGCATCGTAATGAGTCCATCGAGCGTCAGCCATAGTTTGAGCCTCTACAATTGTATGGGCTTCAATATAGTCAATTGTCATGTTTGAGTATTTCACATAATAAACTTTAATCATTATTCAACTCCCTTATAAGTTTGCTTTGAACCTTTATCATCTGAAGCCATAAACTCTTCACCAAACGCAAACGCCATAACTTGCTTCTTTTCAAAGTCAGAGCATAGATTTATCATTTTGGTTTCAAGAATTACTATCATTTGTGCTTCTGTTAATAATTTCATACTGTTTTCCTCGTGATTAAGTTACTGAATTTTTCTGACCAAAAAGCCGCAATGAAGCGGCTCGATAGGGGAAGGCTTTTAGGGCTAACTTACCAAGTCAGCTCTTTTTTAGTTTGATTGCAACGATAAATTTGGTTCTCACATTCAAGCAGCTTAGAGCCAATGGTTTTGCCAGGTTGGTAGCTGTTTAGCTCGTCCCAATGCTTTGGGTGAACTTCCATAAGCTCTTTGGCTAGGCTTTCCCAGTAAGCAATGTTTTGGTTGATGTTTTCGATTGCCAAATCTAACTCAGTATCCATATTGTCAAGTGTGATCATGATTGTTTCCTTGTGGTTCGTTGCTTAGTTGATACATCTATTATGTCGCGCAGCACCCCCTTCGTACACTTAAACAACAGCTAAACCTCTGTTTTTTATACATTTAATTGCCTAAAAATGCCATAAATAGGTTCGCGGGAATCCAGTAACACGACATAATACATCTATACATTAAACAGTTACTATATATAACCACAAAGGAAGCAACAATGATTACTTTAAGAATGCCTAACTCAACTGGTGAGTTTCTTTATAAAGAGTTTGATACCTACAAAGTTATGTCCGACTTTTGTAAAGATTCCGACGTATCTCCCACCAAGGTTTACAATTCAGGTCGTAAGCCAACTGACCCACGATACTGTGCACCAATTGCTCCTTTGTACTTCGAACGAGTTACTAAGAAACAAGCACTTGTTAAAAAGCCAATTGTCCAAGCTGTTGAAGAAGTAATGTATAGCGATGTGAGAATGTCTGAAGCTTACCAACACGATGCAAGATGCTGTTCTGTTGTTTCAATGGCAACTGCTATAAACATTTCATTTGCAGCTGCTCAAAGAGTAATGAAAAGAGCTGGCCGCAAACATGGAGCTGGTGCATACCCTGTACAAACTAAAACAGGCTACGCCTTAACTGGCCACAAAATGGAAGAAGTTGCTGATTGGACCTTTAGAGATAAAAAACCAACCATTTCCCAAATTTGTCGTGAATATAATGTTGGCACTTATGTATTAGCTATTCGTGGCCACATTCTTACAATTAAAAATGGCATCCCACAAGATTGGACTAAACCTACTTCACGACATCGTGTCAAAACAGTGTTTGTAATAAAGAAAAGAGAAGGTACACTCGCCTCCAAGCGTTTCGAAGCTATTTTAAAAAGCTAATTCTTAAAGGCAAAAAAAGACCCCCTCAGAGTAATCTAAGGGGGTTTTTTTTCGCACCGTGTGCGCGTGGTTTTTTAGTGGCAAGGTGTTTGCCTTGAATCACTCACACACGGCTGCATACTCTTCTACGTTATCTGAGCCACATCGCTCACAATGAGGATAGTGTGACTCTTCCCACACCGTCTGATCACCAATATCATAGCTATCAGCCTCTTTTACGTAATAAATATCGAGCTCTTCAAGGTCAACTTCGCAGTTATTGCACGTGTAAATGTAATTTTTAGTAGGTTTTTTGCCAAAAATCTTGTCCCAATTGTCTTCAAATTGGGCTTGATTAGCTGTTCGTTGAGCGGAACCTTTACCGCCATGAGTTTGTCCGTGCATTAATTGCACTCCAGGTTGATAAATGATGGCGTAGGCCTTTTGGTATAGCGAGCAATTGAAGACTTTTCAGCTGCATAATATTGGCGATATGCTTCGATAGTGGCCCCCCAGTCTCGGCTGCTTTCACAATTGACTCCTCAGTCATATTTTAAATAGCAAAAAGCCGCAATTAAGCGGCTTTGGCGTCTTCCATATAACGTAGGTTAATCGTTACTGATGGGCAAACATTGGCAACTGGGTAGTAAGGCGTGCCCACATATTATCGCTTGAGGCCAAATATGAGCTGTGGCAAAGGGCGCGTTGCATAGCTGCTTCATTAATTTCAGTTCGAAGTTCACGCCAGTTTTTGTAGTCGCTGTTTTCGATGATTTTGTCTGTTGCGTAAATTTCCATAATAGTTAAATCGTTCATTATTCAACTCCCAACGTTTTTAACAAAGTTTCGTAGGTCTCTCGGGCGCTTTCGCTTCCGTTTACACTAACTTCCCATTCAAGATCAAAAATAAGACCAAGGATTGTTGCAGTCTTTTCAGTGCCAATTGATTCGGTAATTTTATCTATCGTCTTCATAATGTTGTCTCTCTGATTGCTTAGTTGATACATTTATTATGTCGCCTTACCTGGCGCACGTACACTTATAACCTAACTATAGCCCATTTAATGCAAAGTTACTGTACCTCATGAGAAAAAATAAGGGGCGTTAAGAATCTCAGCCATATCATAATCGCCATGTGCAGGTGGTTTCTGGAGGACAACCTCAGTCTGTGCTTGCACGTACGAATGAAACTCAGCCAAATTGTCATGATTGAAGATTTCAAAAGCAGTCAGACGCAGCACACTGTGCAACAGCCCTATTTCACTGGCATGCATACCATAGCTGTCATGAATCATGGCAAAGTCGGTGTGGCCTTGGGCCGCGAGCTTTTCAACAGTCATTTGCAACATTGCAGCATCAAAGCTGTGAATGACATTTGGGGCCGATGACTGATACTGCTTTTGTGAGTCCATGCCCATAGCCTTATCCTCAGCCCAAAGTACAACAGTACCAAACACAGTTTGAATCCGCTTGTCCGCCTGTTTGTAGTAGGCCTGTGTGACCTTGAGCCCCATGGGTGTATACCAGGATAGTGATAGTTGCTGTTCGGACAATGTTGCTGCAGTGTCTTGAATGTAGCCCATGATTTCAACGGCCTTGCCATTCACTTCAGCCATAGCTTCCAAAATGCAATCCTTCATGTAATCGGATGCTGTTAGCCGTGACACATCGCCAAGATCATTACAGTGCTTGTCCCCAACTAACTGCTTGGCAATGCCACGAGCAGTAACGCCATAGGGGGTTGTCATTACAGCCCGCTTTACAACTTTGCGAGCTCTGCCAGGTGCATCATGCAGTCGTGTGTACCACTCTTCTGCTGTTGCATTTGTCAGGCGGTCTCGGGCACAAATCTCAAGGACCCTAGCGGCCACCTCAGAATACAAATCAAACCGGTGATCGATTGCACGGCAGTTTGTTTTCTCTGCACCCACATTGTCGCGACCTAACAGGCTCAGCAATTGGATTCCGTTACAGGTTCCATCCATTGCTACAGGTATGCGTGAAACATAGTTGCAAGGTTGCGCTACTTCGTATGCGTCAGTAATCTCTTTAGCTGCTGCTAAAAACGTGAGGGGCTCATTTGCTTCAGACCACCAATGATGGTTTAGTGGGTCAATGCTACTCTCGGCCATGTTCTCCCGATTGGCATCAGCCCAAGCAACACGGTCTACAAGACTCAACTTGTCCTTGCCATAAGTATTTGCCGCATGGACCTTCAGCCAATACAACCCGTCTTTGCCTAACGGTTTACCCTCAGCAAAGCAAAGCAGCGACTTAGCCACCTGATCGCCCTGTGGTGTAAGCTCTTGAGGCATGGGATAAATCCTCCCTCGAAAATCAGCAAAATGTGGGAAGTAGAACTTGTCATGCTGTAGCAGCTTTCGGGCAATCACAAGCTTTCTTGCAAAGGCACCATGTCGACCTCGTTGGCTAGCAATCTCTTCAAGTGTTGTAGAGCGTTCTTGATGATAGGCTTTGCGAGCTTCAGGGGTCATTGCGTTATAGTCAGCCTCAGGCATGTGGGGAGCTTCCAAAATGCACACATTTGGCACTTGGCCTAGTGGCTGTTTTGTGCCCACAATCATATCAATCACCATGCACATATAGGGGTTGATTGCCCATGCGGTATTTTGAACCTGGGTGATCGAGTCTAAGAACCGTTGTGAGGTTGCATTGGGATCTCCAGCAGTATGCTTTGACACTCGCTGGCTAAACAGCGGCTGCTTAATGTGGTGATACCCCCCAACAACTTGCCCGTCTTGGTAGTGCCATTCTAGTGGCTGTATAAGAGTAGGAAGAAGTGCAGGACTATTAAGCTCAGCCGAGTCATTCAGCGATTGCACTTGCACCCAGGCTGATTCTGTAAGGTTCAAAAGCCTTTGCTTCTTGCCTTTGATGGTCACCATTTTGTAGCTAAAGACCTCCGGATTACAAGCCACCATGATTTCAATGAGTTTCATGCCGATGACAACTTGATCTGCACCCCATTCAATATTTGTATAGGTGTCAAACTTGGATTTCCATCGAGCAAGCTTGGGTCGTGTCACATTGCCCTTAGCCCTTTCGATTAGGATCTCAGCAAAGGATTTGGTGTACTCTTTGCCCTCTTCACAAGTTGCATTGTGCTCTTTAACCTTAGCCCGTTCGTTCTTTTTCCAGTTTTCAAACATGAGCTGCTGCCTCAAAGCTGCCCCAACATTATTGGCTAGGGTTGTGAGGGTCAACATGTTATCAGGTGAGGTTGAATGCTTAAGAGCCTGTGAGATCACAATGACAGCTGCTTGATCTGCCTTCACCATACCTATTAAAAATAACCAGTTTGGTGTGTTGCCTGCTTTGCCACTCATCAGAGTAGTCTCGACGTCTTTATAAGCTGCCTTGATACCGGCCACTGTATTTGGTGTTGCGCTTTGTATTAATCGCATGCCTCCCTTAGTATCATTTGGCGACTTATCTTCTAAGGCCTCACGATACCGTTTGATTCCTTCCTCGACTTGATGGTTTTCCCAAAGTACTTCTTTTATAAGATCTTCATTACTATGCTGCTTCATGGTCTTCCTCGCTTTTTGGTTGTGTATATGTGGTTGGTTTTACTTTTATGACGGACACGGCAAAGCCACTGGTGTGTCCAGTTTGCGTCCGTTTTAAACGCTTATGGGGCTTGGGGGGTGTTTTGGTGGTAGATGGATGGGGCTGAAAGCCTTGTGTGGCAAGGCTTGGAGTATTGCGTAACTATATAACGTACAACTGTTAATCAATAGAGCAACAGTGGTGGTCATTTTTATGTAGTTCTGAAAGTCATGCATAACAAGGGTTTCAGCCGTTTTGTAGTTTAGTTAGTAGATACAAAGTCACGCATGTGCGTCCGCTTTGTGTCCGTTTTAGATAATTCCGATATAGCTCAGTTGGTAGAGCAACGGACTGTTAATCCGTGGGTCCTTGGTTCGAGTCCAAGTATCGGAGCCATTATTTCGCTCTCAAAGAGCGTCAACTGATGTTGTATCACTTTTTTTGTTTCACTAATTACTTCTAAGGGTTGGCTATAAGAGTTCATGTAGTGAATACTACAGGGCTCTGCACAATAGCCAATATCTTCTCCACCCCACAACCCTTCAGTTTCGACTTGAGCTAGCTGGCTTAAAGTAAGCTCCGCCGCTCCATGTTTTTGAAGAGCTTTTGCTCCTATTGATCTTAGGTTACAGTCCATAAGTAAAACCCTCCGGCTCAGTTAGCCACCAGAGCATTTCTGCTGGCTGGTTCAACCCCTTAGAAATTATTTCATATCCCTTGCTCATACAGCAGTACCTCTTCTAGTAAAGTAAGTGAACATAATAGACTTACTGTATACCTATGTACAACACTTTTTACTGCGAATATAATCTATTTGCAAGTAAAATCTATTGCTAGGTAAAATGAGTGAAATTAGAGGTATTAAAAAGCCGCAATTAAGCGGCTGCAACGTCTTCATATAATGTAGTTTAATTGATCAGACGCTAGTAAGTGCATTCAAAACTTGGGCACTAATATCGGAGGTGGCCAGATGTGCATATTTTTGAGTTTGGATTGGAGACGCGTGGCCAAGCATGATTTGAACTTGATACAGCGTCAAACCAGCAAGCACCAATCGAGTGGCATAAGTGTCTCGTAAACTGTGAGCTGTCAGCGTGCCAAACTTTTGAGTGACTTCAGGTGAATTTAAGCCAGCCCGGTTAGCAGCTTCACGAATGCCTTTAGTCGCGCATGTGCGGTGTGCGTTAGGTATTGTGTTATGGGGAAACACATACAGACTTTTGTTAGCCCGCCGGGCAAGTAGCTCGCGCACTCGAGGCGTTAAGGGCAGTACAGTGCGATTACCAGTTTTCCCCCGGTACACTAAAGCGCCATCAGCGTCCAGGTCACTCCACATTAGGCTGACGCACTCACTTATGCGCATTCCAGTGTCTACCAGCGTAACAATCAGGTCTTTTAGTTCCTGGGACTTGCAAACGCCAAGTAGCTTAGCCTCCTCGCCTTCACGTAAATACCTAAATTTAGGCGTAGTCTTTAGCTTCTTTACTTTAAACGTCGGAGCCTGCACGCCCCAACTCTCAGCCCTATTTTTCATAGTGACCAGGGCCGTTGTTAAGTGGTTGATTGAGGTATTTGCCAAATGGGCTTTGCTGCTTTGCAACCTAGCTAAGTCTTTTGAGCATAACGTTTCAAAGGGCGTGCTGCGATCCCACAGACTACCATCACAAATATGTGAGGCGTTCCATACAGCGTTTTTGTAGCTTGCGCTTGATTTGCGGCGTTGCTCACCCACATAGTTGTCACAGGCTTCGCCTAGAGTAATGCACGGCTCTTTGTTAAAATTTCGTGCGTCATCAACTTGCTGTTGTTTATAGGCAGCAAGAAGCCGAGCCTCTTTTTTGATGGTGGTTCGGGCAGAGTAGCGTTTTTTGCCGTCTGGAGTCGAAAGCTCATACTGCCACTGGTCGCTTCCAGGTCGTCTAAACAGGCGCATTAGGTAAAGTCGCCAATCGAAAGCCGCTGGTTACCGAACAAAGCCTTATATGTGTGTGGGTCATAGTATTGGGTGAGTTTTTGAACAAACATCGCCGGGTCAACACCCAAAGTCTTCGCGTAGGCCGCATACTGCTCAGGTGGAACCCGCGCCGAGCCAGACTCAATCTGACTTATCATTGTGTAATATCGCAGGCCCAAGGCCTCAGCAACGTCCCGCTGTGTTAGTTGTGACTGTGCGCGCAGTGCTTTTAAAAAAATGCCTGCGTTTGTGCGCAACACCAGTGACTCTTCGTTTCTTTTGCCTTGCTTGTGCATAGCAGCTCCATGGACCTCACGGCCAAAATGAATGTTCTACAATTTTACGTCATAGAGTCGCTGTTGTACACAAATAATCAAGGCAAAAAAAACCCTCCGAAGAGGGCTTGTTTACATAAAAATTCTAAGAAGGTTTGCTAGCGACGCGCTGTTTTGGTAACCCAGGTCTGCAAGTTGTAGTGCAATAATCACTTTTAGGTACTTGTGGTTAGTCTTAATGCCACTTGTAATAGCGGCGGCAGCATTGCTCAACTCGTACCTTGCTTCTAATTTATCCTTTAAAGAATAGCTATTTTGCCGTTCTATTTTTTCAAGTAGATTGGCATACTGATTTGGCATGGGAGCCTCCTACTTAATGTTGCGCTATTTTGGACCAAAGGCCTTAACGGACCGGAGGCCGAATGTTGCAGCCACACAACCCATAAAGCACCACTGGTACCATTCTGGCAGCGTACTCATAACCTCAAAGGCAAGCTCAACCTGGGCAATCATCGCCATGTCACCCCAGACCGCTGCATAAAATACAACGCCTAAAGGGATTGTTAAAACGATTGTTAAAAACTCGTCCTTAAGTGAGGTTGACATGTCACTGACACTAGCCAGGTCGGCAGCTCTTTCGCCTGACAGGATGGCGAGCTCCTTAATGAGCTTTGCATCGCTCCTTTTTGATCGGTTTTCAAACCACTTGCTGCCAAGGTTAGTTGCAGCCTTGAATGCTAATGACCACATATAGGCCTCCTAAATTTTGTTGTTGTACATCACGTCAGCAAGGGTAAGTGAGCGCTGCCCTACCTGGTCCGCCCATTTACTATCAAGCATTTCAACGCAGGCCTGTTTGTAGTCACCAGCGCACAGAGCCGCATGCATTTTTTCAAAACCAGCAAGTCTTGTAGAACCTAAATTGACCATCATATCGATCAACACAGCTTTGCGCTCGTCACTGAGTCCTGCGTAATAGTCATACTTTCCAAGGCAGTTTTCAGCTTCTGCAATATCGTTTGCAAGCAGCGTTGCAGCCTCCGGTTCAGAGATCCCACGAGACTCTAGGTTGCGCCCATAGCCAATCGTTTGAATCCCTAAGCTATCTGCATAGGGAAACTGCCGGTAGCCTTCATGGACACGTAAAAGGTCCAGGGCTTGTTCTTTATACTTCATAAGTTAGTCCTTAGGATACTCAAGTTTCACAGCAAGCAGCGCTTGATACAAGCCACCGTCGGTGTTGAGAGTCCCGGTTGTTATGTCGTGAAAAAGCAGGTCGAGCTGCTCCCCGATGTCGGGGTACGCCCGGACGCGCTGCTGTTGATAAGTTAGCTCAGGTAAGGACCCTACTGAAACCCGGACAACAGCGCCCAGCTCCTCGATGTAGCGATCACCAGCCATATCGGTTGGTCCCATTGCAGGATTTTCACCGATATAAGGTAACCAGCCAGCCTCCCCAGCCATTCCTGACTGGGGGCCTAGTGTCACCTGTTCGGCGTCGTGGTCGTACTTTACAAATAAGTCCATAATTACCTCAATGACATCATGATGCCGGACACGTTGTAGATCCGGTCGTAGTTCCAATTTTTACTAGGTTGCGAGTACGGAATTGAACCGCTGCCAACTTGATTGAAAAGCCTGAGCTTTATCTGACAATCTACCGAGTGCTCGGTTGAGTCACTCAGTGCACCATTGATGGCAAATTGGTATGGGTCATAATCAAATGGAGACCGGAAAAAGAACTCGTTAACTAGCGTATAGCTCGTCGGCGGTGGGGGTATTACAAGGGAGCGATTTGCATAGGCCAATATTGGACCAACGCCCGAGACCGGGTCCTGTTGGTAGGAGATGGTTGTTTTATTTGTCGACGAATTATAAAACGAGTACCACACACTTCCAAGGGTTCTAACGGACGTCATATATTGGTCCTTCAGCAGCGTTCCGGCTGGGAGATAAATTTGCCCGGAGACTTGCAGCGAACCTGTGGTTCCCATATATGGATTAGTAAAAACCTCCGGGTTACTAATTGCGCCATATGAAGTATTTCCTGATGCTGCTGGCGCATTGACCCGCATCCACAGCTCAAGTTTATACACGTCGTCATTTTCAAACACACCCCAGCCTGTCGCTGAAATATATGGCTTTCGCTTTATATCTGCGCTACCTGATGCCGGAATAGTTCCTTCAAAAATAGTAAAACTCGTTGATGAAGTAAGGTATGGAATTGTCTGAGTTGTTTGCTTTTTAAAGGGGATCAGCGTGTTGACGTCACCGCTAATTGAATTCACAAAAAGGTTGCCAGCTGTTACATTTGTGAAGTCTAACGTACCGCCCGAGATAGTCCCGGCGCTTAGCGTGCCCGTTACAATTCGCGAACCATTAATTGTCGTTGTATCAGTCTGAATGGCTGTAGTAACTTGAGCGGCTGTTTGCAGATTGGATATGTTCGGGATGTCAGTTGACAACGCAAAGCCATCGTTGTTGAGGTCCGATAGGTTAAAACCCGACAGGCTTATTCGGGCAGCGTTAATGGTGCCAGTCGTAATCCGAGCGCCATCAATCACGGTTGTATCAGACTCTATTGCTGTCGATACTTGCGCAGCGGTTTGAAACCCGGTGACTAATCCATCAGCATATAATTGTGCTGCTGCTTGTGCGGCAGTGACATCAGCAGACGCTGCGAGCCCAGAAATGTCGGGAATATCAGCAGACGCTGCGAGCCCAGAAATGTCGGGAATATCAGCTGGTACAGCGAACGCATCGTTGTTCAGATCTGAGGCATCAAGTCCCGATATGCTAATACGAGCAGCGTTGATTGTCCCCGTGGTAATCCTTGCGCCATCAATCACGGTTGTATCAGTTGCTATTGCTGAAGATACTTGTGCAGCTGTTTGGAAATTTTCGGTAATGCCATCAGCATATTCCTCAGCAGCAGCTTGCAGTGCCACGCCCTGCACCGTTGTCACATAGCCCGCCAGATCACCATTGGCAACATAACCTGATAAATCAATTGCACCAACTGCATCACTGATTGAAATTGCGATCTCAGCGGCTGTTGGAGCAGCAGCAAATAACAAATCGGCGTAGGTCGCTGCTGCTGCTTCAGCTGCTGCTTGGGCAATGGCTAGCTCTGCAGTAGTAGCAAGACCTGTCACCTGTAAATCGGCGTAGGTTGCTGCTGCTGCTTCAGCTGCTGTTTGAGCAGCAGTGATATCAGCTTGTGTTGGAGCACTTGCAAATAACAAATCAGCGTAGGTCGCTGCTGCTGCTTCAGCTGCTGATTGGGCAGTGGCCAGCTCTGCAGTAGTAGCAAGGCCTGTCACCTGTAAATCGGCGTAGGTTGCTGCTGCTGCTTCAGCTGCTGTTTGAGCAGCAGTGATATCAGCTTGTGTTGGAGCACTTTCAAATAACAATTCAGCGTAGGTCGCTGCTGCTGCTTCAGCTGCTGATTGGGCAGTGGCCAGCTCTGCAGTAGTAGCAAGGCCTGTCACCTGTAAATCGGCGTAGGTCGCTGCTGCTGCTTCAGCTGCTGTTTGAGCAGCAGACACTTGGTCCCCAGTAGCAAACCCGCTGTTGTTAGTTAGTTCCGAGGTGCTATGCCCGGTAAGACTTATACGAGCAGCGTTGATTGTCCCCGTGGTAATCCTTGCACCATCAATCACAGTTTCATCAGCCGCTATTGCTGAAGATACTTGTGCAGCTGTTTGGAAATTTTCGGTAATGCCATCAGCATACGTCTCAGCAGCCCCTTGAGCAGCATCTGCTTCGGCTTGGGTAATAAAGGCTGAAAGATCCGGGAGATCGCTGTTAATAAGGTATGTCGAAAAGTCTAGCGCAGTTACTAGTGCGGCTGCTGCTGCGGCATCAGTTACAGCCTGAGCGGCCACCAATGCTGCGGCGTTTGCTGTGGCCTGTGCGGCTGCTGCTGCTGCGTCAAGATTCGTCCCAGCTGTTAGCGTGCCAATATTGACCACCACAACATCCGAGAACTTGCCAACCGTGTTGCGATAGCGTGCTGCTATGTTGTACAGCTGCACATCCTGCAGCCCGGTGATTGTGTGCGACAGTGATTCCGCTGGAAGAATTGCCCAGACATAGACAGTCTCGGCGTTTAATTTGTAGCCGATTTCAACGTAATCGATTTCGGAGGTTCCGGTTTCAATTTCATCCCATGTCACAGTCGCTTCCGTGAGAGCCGTTCCGTCATCGTTTAGCAGAGTGGCTGTCGATGCGGTGACGTTTTGCATCACAGCAGGCTGATCGAACAGGCTGGGAGTCATGTTCAGGGTCACGGCCTCAGCGGCCTCGTCCCCCACACTCCACGGATAGATCGTCGCGTCATAGATCTGCGCCTTAACTGTGACAGTGAGGTCAGCATTCATTGAGGTCTCACGAACCCGGTAAAGCTTGCTGACAATATCCAGCGCATCGTTAGAGACTGTTATGACATCACCGCATTCCAAAGCCATTGCCTGTGGCTGTGTTTTAAAGGTGACATATTCCTGAGACCGAGATTCGCGGACCGCAAACTCAGCCATGTCCCTTGCTTGATAAAAATCGGTGACACCTGTTAGCTCAAACTCTGAGTGCAGGTCCTCGTCGTTGTCATAAGCCTTATAGGCTAAATGCAAAGCACTATTGGCTGCAGGCCAGCTAACAGTGTCGTCCTGGTAGCCTTTGTTTTCGTTCGGGAACTTTACAGTTACGCGATTGGTTCTTTTTGAGCGATCTGCCCATCCAAGACTAACACCGCCAAGAATGTTGTCATTACTGAACGACATCACAGCAGAGCCTTCTTCCTCCATCAGTAGCTTGTATTTGCCATTGACAAAAGGCAACGAGCCTTTCATTGTCTTAAGGATTTCAGCACAATTGTCTATTGTTGAGTTGTCGGATTCTAAGATAAGGTTTGTGGTGTAGCGCTTGCGACTGCCAGAAGCCTGTCCAACCCTGTAATCGGGAAATGTGTCCCCGATCTCTATCGCGACTGTTGTGCCGTCGATCTCGACATAGATCACCGTCGGTTCTGCAGCGACTGGCTCATCTGGGAGAGGCACCATTGCATCACACGAGTTTGCCGCTGCAATAAAGGATGCAATATCAATATCTGCTACTAATAACTCTCTGCCGTAGTCGGCCAGTAAATAGTCGAGCAAACAGAGCGCCGGATTATCTGACCATGACTTGACCGTCGGATTGTAAAAGTTCGTGCGTGGATCCCAGACCTTCAGGCCTTGGACCTCAGCAGTGACGTTAGGCTCGCCCTGGTACTCTGGTTTTTCCGGGTGATAGTAAAATCGGGACCAGCTCCAAGCGAGGTCATCGCCCTTCATTGATGCGTCAATTGCAGTAAGCCCCGAAGACATGGCCGAGAACATTGTTTGATTAGGGTTCCCGTGCTTTGTAAGAATACGGGCCCACGCCCTTGACCCATTTGCGAAGCGAGTGTGACTCGTTTTGTCACCGTCGATTTTATAGTTTCCAATTGAGTGAACTGGACCCTGGCACCAAACGTCGAGACGATGCAGGAATTCTTTATTTTTATGGGAGCTGTCTAATTCAGATTCCTTATAGTGTATGTACGCAGAGTCCCAGCCGGATGAGGTTTTCAAACTTAGATTTGAGACCCCTTTCCATGCGTTGTCCGTACCAATGCGCCGTTTACCGTAGACCATTTTAATCGGATTTGAACCGCCCTCTTTCGCGATCATCATCCCAGCCTGCTTGCCTTGCATCTTAGCCTGCATTTTTGCCATTAGTGCGGCACCACCAACAACGACTGCGACTACTGCCGCTATAATCCATCCAATAATCATGTTAATACCTTATTTTTTGCCCCAACCGATGTTGCTCATTTCGTCGTGGGCATACTTGAAAAAGCGATCTCCGGGAAACAAATCCTGCTGCAACCTGTCGGAGCTATACCGCCCAGACATTTGGTTGAAGCTTGCCCAGTGGCTCGTGAGTTTGATTGTTAAATTTGAATTGCTGCCGCTTTCACGCACGCTAAAACTGTCGAGAGTGCCCTTGTATAAAATAACGGGCTCACCTTGAATAACATCATCGACCAGTATGGCCAGCTTGATAACTGCGCTCAGTCCTCGATAGTTTCCCGCTGCATAAGCCTTGGCCAGTGTGTTGGCCACGTTGCTTAGCTCGAGGCTGTAGGTTGCAAGGTTGAGCTCTTGGGTCTTATTAATGTTTGCAAATTTAACGAGCAATCCATTTGAGACATAGGTAGTAGTGCCAACAGTCAGATCAGAACCGTGATTGGTGTAGTGCTGTCCAACAGGCAGGTCCACTAAAAAGCAGTATTCAAAGTTGTCAGCAGTTAACGCATTGAGAAACGCTGTCGAGAATGTCTGCATCAGATTCGCTCCATCACATCAATCTCAAACCGGACCAGGCCGTCTTGGCCATACGAAATAGCTTGGATGTCGCTTTTCAATGAGACGCGCATAAACACATCGTTAATTTCAGCTGTACCACCCGGGGTTATTTGAGCCGGATAGTCACCACCGTCAGTCTTGGTCATGTAGAGTTTTGAGTGGTTGCTGTAGTTGTAATATTCCCCGGTGGCACCAGCAGCTGTACCAAATACCGGGAGCTTGATATAGAACACACCTGAGCAGCCAGCCTGTTCCATAAGAAATGCATGTATGGCAGAAAATTGCGTGCGAGTCATCGGTTGATAGACTAGCGTGGCCTCAAATCGTTGGCCTCCAATTTTACGCGTAAGGATTTTGCCCGACAAAGCCTCAGATTTGAGAGTTTTAACCTTTGACTTGATTTGAAAGGAGATTGGCTCGGGGCTCACAGGGAGTAGCGGTGTTGGCATTAAAATGCTCCTTTTCTTAAAATAAAGGCTCCCAGATTGACCCGTGCCGCACACAGCTACCTATGCCCTGATGTTTATATAGGCAAAGTGCTTTGTGTGACACGGAGTCGTTATGGAGCTATTTGACTTTTAGGGGCCTAAAACGGGCTGTTTTGTGCCGATTCGTTATAGATTTCCCTGATCATGCCCTCAAACTGGCCCCTATTGTTGCGGAGCATCGCTTCGACGTTTTCAGCATCTGAGCCATTCACGTTAAAGTTGAGGGTTGGGTTGTTGGTGACTTGGTTGTTGTTTGAGTTGCCAAGGAATTGCTTGAGGTCACCGTTGAGTCTGCTGTCAACAACCCGCTCGCCTTTGTCCAGCAAGTAGGTTCCTTCCCGGGGCACACTATCAATACCATCATGAGCCTGGCCAACAATTGACATCGTCTTTGCAACAGCTGTGGTTGCAATAATACCCGCGGATGCAGGCGCTGCGTTGGCACCAAATGAGGCCAGCGAGGCCATTGCTGCTGCTGGTGCATACGCTGCTGCCATAGCTGAACCAGCGGCAACAGACGTCGCAACACTGGTTGCAATGCCTGCGACTTCCATAGCCTTCATAAGCGTTTGCTGGAGGACCCAGTTCACACCCATTTCAACAAAGCTGCCAATCACCTTATCCAGAATCATGCTTGCAATGTTTTTTAAGCCATCGGATAAAGAAGTGACGCCTTTAATAATATTCGTAAACACATTTGAGATAGGCTGTGCCATGTCCTCAAACGCACCACGCATAGTTTCAGCGGCAATCGTCATTGACTCTAGCTTCTCAGTGCTTAACCCTGAAGGTGTTACACCTGCAGCATCTGCACCCGCTTCACCAAAGTCTGGTGAGCCATCTTCATTTACCTGTTCACCCGGGACACCACCTGAAGACTTAATTCCCAGCGCATCTTCTAGCGGCTTAAAGCCAGCAGTGCGTGCCAGGATGGCGGCTTTCAGTTTATCAATATTGGAAATAGTTGTTTCAGTATCAACCGTGAGGGTCAATGGTGGAATTGCGTCCAAGAAGCTAAATTTAGCTGCCGCTTCGTTGTATAGCTTAATGCCTTTATTAATAAAGTCCGCAATGTTTTTCAGTATCTTGTTAAACACTTTTTCAATTGCTAGCTGCATCTTTTGAATCCCCATGCGAAGGCGGTCAAAAGCATTAGGCAGGGTTAAGGTAAAACTTTTAAAAAGGAATTCAGATACTGCGCTCCAATTTTCATGGATTTTGCGAGCTGCGTAGCCAAATGCAATAACCAACAAAGTGAGTGCTGCACCTATTGGGTTTGCCATAATAATTACTGTTAGTGACTTAATGGCAAAGCCCAGGGCTACGATTGCCGGTATTGCAATGGTATAAATAAACTGCGTTGCAAAGACCTCAAGATTTTTGCCTAACAGGTCTAAACCGGTTGCAAGCGTTTTTGTAAACCCAAGAGATTTGTCAGCGCTCACTGCCATTTCTGTAAAGCGGTTTTTTACCGTTGTTGCTGCTTGGCTTACGGTCATCTCCATTGTTGCTACTGATTTACTTGTGCTGTCAAAGGCCTTAATAAGAATGGGCATAATCTTGGCAGCTGTGAGCTTGCCATCTGCACCCATTTGTTTTAGTTCACCACGTGTAACATTGAACCCTTTCGCCAACTCGCCTGCTAACACGGCGTTGTTTTCCATAACAGAGCGAAGCTCATCACCGTTTAATCTACCGGCAGCTAAACCCTGGGCCAACTGCCTTGCGGAGTTAGCAGCTTCAAGCGTGCTTGCACCAGACAACAGGAATGTGTTGTTGACGGCTGCAGTAGCCTTTGCAAGCTCTTCCTGGTTAATGCCCAGGTCTGCGGTTGCAATAGCCATTTTAGTGTAGACATCACCTGTTGCTGCAATGTCGCTCCGTGTCACCCTGGCAATAGTCGCAATGTCTCGCATTGCTATGGCTGTTTTCTTGGTGTCTTTTGTAAGTGCAAACATCCTGTTTTTTAGGTTTTGCATTTGATCAGCGAGCTTAATCATTGTGCCAGCACCAGCAAGTGCCATAGCACCAGCCATAAGACCGACTGCCTTAGTGATTTCTCTAAAGGCCTTGTTTGCTCTCTTCTTAAAGCGAGCTGTGGCCCGCCCCGCCTTATCAAGCTCTTTTCTGTAGCCGCCAGAATTCGCGACCAAGTCAACACTTAGTCGTGCTAATGTAGCCATAATTATTTCCTTTTGTTTTTTCTTGCTTGGGCCTTCACACCCTTTTCAATTGATTGGCGTAGGGTTCTGCGGAATCGCATAAACACAGCTTTCTCTTTGCCACGAATTGCAGGGCGTATAAACGGGCGTTCCTTGACACCCCGGTCGCTTTGCCCAAACTCAATTTGTAGAGCTTGATTACCACCACGCTCACGGTTTCTTTTGCCGCCGTAACCAACATTGATTGATGTGACCATGAATGCTTTTTTGCTGAGCTTCTCAAGTCGTGCAGGAGCGGAGGTGCTTGAAAAGCGGACGGAAGCCTTTAGGCCACCGTCTAGTTCCGGAGCAGTCCGTTTGATTTGTTCAAAGTTTGGCAGTAGTGCTTGCTTTGCTGCGTCTCTTGCAGCCTTACCTCTTATCTTGAGATCAAGCTGCATCAACGCTTCATTTAGCTCGCTAAGGCCACTGATCTTGACTTTCACATAGTCCTTACCCATTACTATTCTCCGCTAATGATTTGAATATCGCCATTTGAGCTTGCTGCTTTTTGCGGCGATCGATCATGGAGATCTCACGAGGTTGTGTGTATATCGCTATGAAGTCTGTAGGCAGTAATGCTTTTTTGTAGTTCCCGCTGCTGTTTGCAACGGCTGAGGCAATGAGACCTGCCCGATAATCTGCGCGGTTTTCCCCGAATGGTTCCAGGGTGCTATACGCCATCCACTCGGCCAACTCAAGGCTGCTTATACGGTTTTCTAATTCCCGCACTGTGCAACCAAGGTGACCCGCCAGTCTGAACTTAAACCGGCGGATCGGATCTCTTCTTAGTTTCCCTCAAGCTCCTCAACATCAGCATCAGACATGCCAGACATTTGGCGGGCAACTTCAAACAGGCGGTTCATAACCTGGGCATTCTTCTTACCCAATTCTACAGCGTCGCTATCTTTAAAAATGCGTTCGCCGTCATCTGTACATAGCGTCAACACTACAAGCCTTGCTCGCAGGTTATCCATGTTGGCTGCTGCACCAATTGACATTTCGAAGTGATCACGCTCACGGGCCGTTAAGCCGCGCACGCACACATCACCGCCCCACTCAGGCACTTCTACCTTTTTAATATCAAGGTCTACAACTTTAAAAATACTTTTCCTATCTAACATGTTTGTCTCCAAATAAAATAAGAGACGACCCCCAGGGCGGGAGCCGTCTTGTGGTGCTGCTTTACTTAAGCAAGTGCAAACGCAACAGCGCCGTCAATTGCGATTTCAACGTTTGCAGTAACAACATCTTCAACAGGCGTGTCGATTGAGTAGCCTGAGACATAACCAGTGAAAGTTGCCTGTGCGTCTTCAGCCCCTGATACCCACTTGACTGCGAAAACCTGTGCGTCTCCAGAATCAAATACAGCTTTTAGAGCGGTGTGACTTGCGTCACCACAGACCCAGTTAAGTGTGAGTGAAAGAGTTCCAGAGTCTTTTTGGCCGACCAGCTTTTGCTTGTAGTCTGTGCCAAATTTGTTGTACTCAATAATGTTTGCAGAAAGCTCTAAGGTACCAATAGAGGCTACTTCAGCAATTTTAGTAGTGTTGTCGGCAGCAGTTGCTGCTGTTGCCAGCATGTGAAGCTCGGTTGCTAGACCGTGGAATGGAGTTGCAATAGCCATATTTTAAATCCTTAATTTGTATAAATAGTTAAACTAATAATATTCAGATAGAGCTTGAGCTCTTCTTCATATGTATTTATTGCTGAGGTGATTTGGGCACTGGTTACACTGAAAGTGCCCATTGGGCCGTGCATGCCGTTTAAGAGCTGATCAATGTGGCCACTGAGCTCGCGCAGTGTTTCGTAACTTGGGCTGTAAACAAGCAAAGTAATATCGTGCCGAATTACTGTTTCCATTGACCCAGTCTGCGGGGCACGGTGGCCTCCGCTAATTTCAAAAACAATAGAGGTTGTTGTTGTACCCTGTGGGAGGCGCAAAGCGTAAATGCTCGCTCCTACGGCCGTGCTAATGTCAACGTCATTTAGGAGGTGACTACGAAAGTGTGGATCAATCATTATGTACGCTCCTCACAAATCATTTGTATTTCGCGGTTGTTGAGTTGGACGTTGGCCACCGCAATGATTTCAAGAGTCATGCCATTCAAAACCAAAAAGGCTGATCGCGGTAGCGCGGCTAGCGCTGCGTAATATCTAAAGCGCAAATCAAACTCTGTTTTAGATACTACTGTTTCGCCTGTGGAGTATTCTCTGCGTGGCTTAGTTGTTGCGCTGCAGGCAAATACCCCAAGAGAAGTTGCACCACTTTCAATTTCCCCAAAGTGGTTAGGTGTTGCGTTTGGGATAAATATTTCGGCCTTGTTGTTTAACTTTCCAGCTCGCATATCATCACCTCAACTTGTATGGGTGAAGGAGATCCTTTGCAGCGATCACTGGCTTAAGGGCTTTGATATTACTTCCGACAATCTCGTTCTCCCGGTTTTCCCAAAGACTGGCTGCAATAAGTAAAATCGCCATTTTGATGGGGGACGGGACTGCTGGGGAGGCTGTCCCCACGATATGACTCACATTGATAACATCAACCTCATTGGCAACATCAACAGGCCACTCTGTTCCCATTGCTGGATAAATGTGGATTCGACCATTGCGCTTGAGGACTCTGTACTTTTCAGAGGGTAATACGACAGGCAAAAAATAGCTGTCCATATAAGTTATTGATGTGACAAATTGACTAACGCCACCATCTAAAATAAGTGGCTGCTTTTTATTACCATTAGTTTGTGGAAACCTATCAAAATACTGCGTCATCGCCCGAGTGATAAACATTCGCCCGGTGTATTGCTCAGCAAAATTTGTTGCGGCTTCAATCATGGTGATTGCCATGTTGAGCTCACCTTGATCCGCTGTTGTGTAGACAATATGCTTGAAAAACTCACCCGTCGTAACCGGGAAAGTCGCTGGCGATCCAGACACAACAACTGGGACTGCGTTGGCTTGAACCCATTCCGTTGTATAGAATTTTAGCTGTTGAGCTTCAAGGTCAAACCACAAATCACCTTCGAGCGCGTCAGTGGGCTCTGTAGCTGATACGGTTGTCCCACGGGATTCCTGTTGCAGGGTTGTGATCTGTGCCGCAATTACGAGAGGGTTGTCACTGACTAATGTCGGAGCATTTGTGACGTCTCCGATGTACAACTTTGCGTCGGCTGAGTTGTAGAACATAGCTCCTGAGAGCAAGATTGCCGGGACGTGTCCGACGACACCCGACCTGTTGATTTGAACTTGTGACATTGTTTGTCCTTTCGTTAGTTACCGAACAACACTTGCAAGATTCAATTGATCTCTTCGGCCTCAGTGTCATCGTCGAGACATTGATTGGATGAAAATTGCGGGAGGTCTGTTGCAAAATCCGGGTGTGAGACGTAACTCTCAACGCTGGTGCATTCCAGTTTTTCTTCAATTGCCGTATAGCCAAAGCTGTCGAGCTCAGGTGTTCTTACAAGCTGCCGTTGTTCGATTATTTTATCTTTATGATGCTTGGTCATAACCTGTTTCATATTTTTACCTCGGAATCAGTGCAAGATACTTGCTAAAGATTTTCTAATTGAGTTATGCGAGCCGCTAGCTCTTGAATAGTTTTGACTAGTAGCGGTACGAGCTTGCTCTGGTCTACTCCTTGAAGGAGGTCCACTGTCCGGGTCACTTGGGTCTCTGTTCCATCTTCAGCCATTACTGTTTCTGTGACTTCTTCAGTGGCGTCTTTCTCACCTGTAACAGCTTCGGGGAGATGCTCTTGCAGTTCGTGTGCAATAAAACCATCGCTACGCTGCTGGCCATCGATCCACTTAAAGTTGACAGCGTTTATGGCAAGCAGGCGCGCTGTCGCATTGCTAATAGGCTGTAAATCTTCCTTGAGGCGGTAGTCGGAACTGGTTGAGTATTGAGTCGAGTAGTGGCTGCTGGTTATTTTGCCCTTAACAACGCCAGAACCATTTTGAAAAGCTATATGCCAATTTTGTGGATGATAGCCTGTATAGGTGCTGACACTACCCTTTGATATTATTGTCGCAGTGGCGTCACTGGTGTTTGAAGTGACTGGATTTACAATAAGCTGCTGGTTAGCCCGTGTTACACGGTTAGACGATCCACCGACAGAGAACCGCTGGCTGTACCCATCTGCAACTGAAAAGCCAGCTGACGCATTGCCCATTGCTACAAATAGAGAACCTGCAGTGTTGCCGGGATCTTTATTTAAGCTTGCGCCGCTAGCGCCAATTCTAAAAGCATTTGCAGTAACAGTGCCAGTCACCGTCCCACCTGCAAGCGGTAAAGCATTGAGCGCTCCGTCTGCACCAGCGGGACCTTGTGATCCAGTGTTACCTGTAGCACCTTGTGGCCCTGTACCACCTTGTGGCCCGGTACTTCCAGTGTTACCTGTACCACCTTGTGGCCCGGTACCTCCAGTGTTACCTGTACCACCTTGTGGCCCGGTACCTCCAGTGTTACCTGTAAGCCCTCTTGGACCTGTACCACCTTGTGGCCCGGTACCTCCAGTGTTACCTGTAAGCCCTCTTGGACCTGTACCACCTTGTGGACCTGTACCACCTTGTGGACCTGTACCTCCAGTGTTACCTGTAGCACCGTCGTCGCCATCAGCTCCTGCAGCGCCTGTAGCACCTTGAGGGCCTGTACCACCTTGTGGTCCTGTACCACCTTGTGGTCCTGTACCTCCAGTGTTACCTGTAAGCCCTCTTGGACCTGTACCACCTTGTGGTCCTGTACCTCCAGTGTTACCTGTAGCGCCATCGTCGCCATTAGTTCCTGCTGCGCCTGTAGCACCTTGAGGACCTGTGCCTCCAGTGTTACCTGTAAGCCCTCTTGGACCTGTGCCACCTTGTGGACCTGTACCTCCAGTGTTACCTGTAGCACCGTCGTCGCCATCAGCTCCTGCAGCGCCTGTAGCACCTTGAGGGCCTGTACCACCTTGTGGTCCTGTGCCTCCAGTGTTACCTGTAAGCCCTCTTGGACCTGTGCCACCTTGTGGTCCAGTAGCACCATCGTCGCCATTAGTTCCTGCTGCGCCTGTAGCACCTTGAGGACCTGTGCCACCTTGTGGTCCTGTGCCTCCAGTGTTACCTGTAGCACCATCGTCGCCATTAGTTCCTGCTGCGCCTGTAGCACCTTGTGGTCCAGTAGCACCAGCAGAGCCTTGAGGGCCCGTGTTACCTGTACCACCTTGTGGCCCGTTAGCTCCAGTGTTACCTGTAAGCCCTCTTGGACCTATGCCACCTTGTGGTCCAGTAGCACCAGCAGAGCCTTGAGGGCCCGTGTTACCTGTACCACCTTGTGGCCCGATAGCTCCAGTGTTACCTGTAAGCCCTCTTGGACCTATGCCACCTTGTGGTCCAGTAGCACCATCGTCGCCATCAGTTCCTGCTGCGCCTGTAGCACCTTGAGGACCTGTGCCTCCAGTGTTACCTGTAAGCCCTGTTGGACCTGTACCACCTTGTGGTCCAGTAGCTCCATTGTCGCCATCAGTTCCTGCTGCGCCTGTAGCACCTTGGGGACCTTGTGGTCCGGTAGCGCCATCATCGCCATCAGCACCAGCAGAGCCTTGAGGGCCAGTGTTACCTGTACCACCTTGTGGCCCGTTAGCTCCAGTGTTACCTGTAAGCCCTCTTGGACCTGTACCACCTTGTGGTCCGGTAGCACCATCGTCGCCATCAGTTCCTGCTGCGCCTGTAGCACCTTGAGGGCCAGTGTTGCCTATATTGCCCTGAGGACCTTGAGGACCTGTAGCTCCGGTGTAGCCTCTAAGACCTTGAGGCCCTGTTGCGCCTGTAGCACCATCATCACCATCAGCTCCCGCAGCGCCTGTAGCGCCCTGAGAGCCTTGTGCTCCTGTAGCACCATCATCACCATCAGCTCCCGCAGCGCCTGTAGCACCTTGTGGACCTTGCGCACCTGTGTTGCCTTGTGGACCTGTAGCGCCATCGTTGCCATCAGATCCTGCAGCGCCAGTAGCACCTTGTGGGCCTGTTGCACCAGTGTCTCCTTGCAAACCTGTAGCACCGCCGTCGCCATCAGCGCCGGTAGCACCTTGTGGGCCTTGTGCACCAGTGACTCCTTGCGAACCTGTAGCACCGTCGTCGCCAGCAGCTCCTGCAGCGCCTATAGCACCTTGTGGACCTTGTGGTCCAGTAGCACCATTGTCGCCATCAGTTCCTGCTGCGCCTGTAGCACCTTGTGGACCTTGTGGTCCAGTAGCACCATCGTCGCCATCAGCTCCCGCAGCGCCTGTAGCGCCTTGTGGACCTTGCGCGCCAGCAGTTCCTTGTGGACCTGTAGCGCCATCGTTGCCATCAGATCCTACAGCGCCAGTAGCACCTTGTGGACCTGTAGCGCCATCGTTGCCATTAGATCCTACAGCGCCAGTAGCACCTTGTGGACCTGTAGCACCGTCGTCGCCATTAGATCCTACAGCGCCAGTAGCACCTTGTGGACCTGTAGCGCCATCGTTGCCATCAGATCCTACAGCGCCAGTAGCACCT